GATTGGAAGCAATAGGGCTACTGTTGTTCCCCCCTACACCAACTCTAGCCTTCGTATAGGTGTCTTTTAAATGGGTAGCCATATCTTGTCTTGCCGCATCTGTAATCAAAGTTCCATCTCCCTAACTGTTGTTGTCGTGATTGTTCCTGTTGCCAATGGCGCACTGAACCCAATTGTTCGGACGAATCCAATCTTATTAGTTGTTGCCGAAGACTCTCTCTTTTGAATCAAAAGTTTGCGTTCTTTCAAGGAAACCAACTCTAGGATAGACACATTTTCCTTTGATTGTAGGAGTTCTTTAGAACGAAGTTTTGCCTTATTTTTGCTTGTGGAGATTAACAATTCAGCAAATCTGTCTTCCATGCCCTTTGAGAATCTACCAAGTTCCAACTTTACAAATCCATCAATACGATGCTCCATTTCCAAAATTTGGTATTGATTTTTTGGGATATTTTCTTGAATCAACTCAAGAGATATCGTGTCCCCTGCTCGCAATTGGCTGAGGCCACTATGCCCTAATTCAATGCTAATTTTCTCATTAAGTTTTGAGTGAAGGCGCAATAATTCGCTAGCCTTTTCGTCTACATCTTCTTGTGTGAAAATGCTAGGGTCTTCAACTTCCAAAGTTTTCTTGCCCACCTTTTGGATACTACGCAAATTTCTTTTCTTTGAAACATGTGTAGCACCGTAAACAATGATTTCATTATAGAAATCAAACAATCCAGTAGATTTTTTAAAGTCCTTAATCTGTATTTTTTGGTTTCTATCGGAGATAACCAAAGAAGGATACAAGTCAGCATCATTGGATTCCTTAATTTTAAATTTACTGTCTTCATAGATTAACTGTTTATCTTTCCTTTTGAGAATGTAGTTAATAGCAGAAAATAAATCTACGCTTTTGAACTCCGGTGCTAGGAAAAGAGGGTAGGTTGAATCCGGTATTTCATATTCAATGTCGTTAGATTCTAACAAATCATTCAGCACATCATCGGCTTCATGACTGATATTTACAACGGAACCAATCATGGCTCTTTCAAGTTTGAAGAGAATATTTGCCGGGGTAGTTACTGTAAAGGTTTCCGACATGGAAACTAATCCATGCTTTTCTTGCATCTCTCCAAACTCAATATAAGAGCCTTGAGTCGTCCCCAAATATCTTTGATTGATTGATGTTTTGTGTGTATTGATTCCATCTGTAATACACATTGAAAATTGATTTTCATATAAAGACTCAACATCGGATAGAATAGTATAGGCTTCTGTGTGTGTTCTTGGAACCACTTCTTCTCTATTGCTCAAAAGGAATTCGCTTTGAGCATCGGTATCCACTAAAACATACATGGATAAGACCGCCTCATTGTGTCCTTGATTTCCACTAAGAGGCGAATCCCTTTCTCCCGAACCATAAGCCAAAGCATAATCTCTCGTTGTTGTGTAAGTTTTATCTTCGTATGCAACCTTTGTGTATTCGCTAGATAGAGTATTTAATTTAATTTTGTTAGGCGTGAAGTCGTAGAACGCTGTTTCATTGGGTTGCATGATTCGGTAGAAACCATCTGCCAAATCAGCATCTACTTGAATGATATGAGTTAGCGTAGTGTTATCCGTTTCAATTTCATGACTCAAAACATATCCTAAGTTGTTAGGAATAGTGTTGTTAATTCCTCCTGTTGCTCCCGTGACTGTCCCTGTTCCAAATTCTTTACCAACTTCCGAAGCCAAATAGCATCCTGTTAAGTCCGTGATATAATCTAGAATTTCCGAACTGGTAATTCTGTAGAAGTAAATGTCTTTGTTATTGGCTCCTTTGTAGGTGTTTCTTGTGACATTTGATTCGCTCGTATCTAGGTTAAGCCTTGCTTTGAATCCCATGAAGACACCTTCCGCATCTGTGGCAGTTGCGCTTCTAGCACCACCATTAGGGCCATCTAAAGTCATGAACTGTGTGTTTAGCCCCATATTTACTGTTGTAATTGAGTTCGCATACTTCCGAACATGGGTGTTATCGTTGTAAGTAAAGACTGTTCCTTTACTTAAAATCTCATCGCCACGGTTGCCTCCCTCTACATCATATCGGTCAAGGACTACTCCATTTAAATCTCCTTGAAATCCATTGTCAGCAGACCCCACAGAATCCGGAAGGGAATCAATTTTCTTCAACCACCTACTAGGATGCCCCGAAACGCTATTCCCAATTGTTTGATTGTCGTTGAAACTTATCGGTAGAATAACATTGGAAAGATTAGTAGCGGTGCTTCCGCCAGCCTCATTGAAATCGTTTCCAAAGACTGTAGTAAATGCCGAATCGGTATAAGCATCGTTGTGAAGTGTTCCACGATGAAGAGTAATACCTCTTTCAAATTGAACAAGAGAATCTTTTTCTCCATGTCCTTTGATTGTTCCTTTACTGATTGTAGCCTTGTAGAGTGTCCCTGTGTATGCAGAGCCATTGTTTGTTGGGATTGGTGCGGCATTAAGATTGATTGTAGTAGAAGTCTGCCCCCCATCAGCAGTTCCGATAAGATTACCCGCAGAGTCTATCAAAAGTTCATTATCTGCCACAGTAATAGAACCCGACACTGTAATAGAAGTTGAACCATAAGAAGAAACAGTTACGCTATGTGATGCAATAGTATGGTAATGGTAGATAAAAGACGGCATTTGTTTTGTTTTCTTTGGGGGCTTTTCCGGATTGAATTGATTGAAAACAGTATCAAAAACAAGTTCCGTGAGCCGCATAATACCTGTTCTTTTTAGTTGAACGATATCCTTATCTACTTCTGTAATTCCAGCATCAATGTAAGTTTTATCTGTATATTTTACAGCAGAACCTCTTGAAGAATATTTAGATTGTCCTTCCGAAAATGCGCTTTCTGTGGGTTTTCCCAACAACATAAGTTTAAATTTCTTCAAATCATCTTTTTCTGTAATGACATTACCTACTCTTCCCGTTCCAATATGAAAGGTCATGTTGAAAATGCTATCATTTCTTTTGCTAGAATAGGGTGTTAAATCGCTCGTTGAAAACAAAAACAATCTTCTAGATTTAGAGTCAAATTGTTCTAAATAATCCTTAACGAGATATTTTGACTTTGTAATTTCTGTGCTTACCGTGGGCGGAGTTACATCTACAATTGTAGGTTTAGTATGCCCCGATTCGTAAACATCGTAGTCAAAAAACAGAGAACCGGCGGCAGGGAAATTACCCCTTGCTTCAATAGGCAAATGATTGCTATTGGAGCCTGTAAAGTTTCTACCAATGGTTCCATTGTAATACACTGAAGACTGAAAATGTTTAACAGGATTTACCTTGTAGCATGACGCATAATACTTGATTTTGCTACCGCCTTCATAGTAATTGTTTTCAAAGGATTGGGCAGAAGTTGTAATGGAACGAGTAACAAAATCAAACACCCCTTTTTCCAAGTGCATAAGCCGATATTGAGGAGTTCCATATCTCTCTGTAGTTGTTGTATTTTGAGAGCGTTGTCCTGTATGAGTTACGAATGTAGCGGCTTTATTGTTGAGGAAAAGAGGATGTAAAAGAGAGACAAATTTGCCTCCGTGAAGATGCTCCCCATTTATCAAATAAAGGTCTTGAGTATATTTTTCTTCGTAGTTTTCGCTTCCGTGAGGGGAATAATCATCCAATATTTGAACCGTATCGCTGGCTGAATGAGAAATAGGTCTATCAACATAAATTTTCCAATTAGAACTAGTGCTTGGTTTTACTACTTGAACAACATATCCTGCGAAAGAACCCTCAATATAAAGAGGGTCTTTTTCGGAAGGAGTGTTGCTAATCGTAGGCACTTCAACATGCCTCACATTGTTAGATGCTGATGCACTGCCCACGGCTGAACCAACAACAGCCAAATTTATGTCGGTAACATCGGCATCATTAAAGTCCATTCTTCCTAAAGTTACGGGGACATAAGGGGCGAGTTCAATTGTAGTCTTGCCGTCCTTTGTATTCTGTGAGATGACCGTGAAATCAATCAAGGTATTTACGGTATCAAAATCAGCATAACCAACCGAAGAAGCCCCATCAGTCAATTCGGCTTGGAATTCATTGTCCTTGCCTATCTTTGAAACTTCATGTAAATGGTATCCTATCGCCTTGCCATCGGTGGATTTACTCGTCTTGATAAGGGTAGAATTGTCTGAAATATCTAAACCCGATTCAAAGAAAACCCCCTTTTCCGAGGCCCCTACTAGACTTGTTGTGGTTTCTATTATACGATTATTTGATGATAGAGCCTTATTGAACAGATATGGCTTACCGCTAGACTTCCAAACATTTAAAGTCACGGCAGATAAACCCGTTCCCACCGTTAATTCCTCACAAGAAGCAAAGGAGTGAGTTTCCAAGGTAACTGTTTTTGAACCGGAGTTGTAAGATTGAACTCGTCCAATATACGAAAAGTTTTCATTGTTATACCCCAAATACAAATCATCACCGACTTCGGGAGCAGAAGTTACAGTTGCGAGAACAACGGTGTTTAAACTAAATTTTACCGTATTTGAAGTCCCACAAATAACAGCCGTTTTAAATGGGCTATTTGAAGAATAAATTATGTCCTTAGAGTGCAAGTAGTTTTTATTGATGATAGGAGAAATCAATTTAGAAAATGTGCTACGACCAAATAACTTCATGAAGTTTTGACCATATTCTCTTTCATTATCCATTTGTTCAACAGTTCCTTCAAACCTTTCAATTTCAATAGAATAAATCCCCGATACAAATCCAATACTAGACTCTGACTCATAAAGAGAATCATCAAATGACAAAGACAGCGTTTTGGTAATGGAATCCGAAGAAGAAACAGTAGCCTCAACTAAATCGTTAAAGAGGACTTTCACATTATGGTGGCGATTTTCTATAATTTTAAAAGTGGTTAAGAGATTACCCTTTGATTGACTCCATGCTCTTCTGTAGAGCCTATCTCCGATTGTGGGAGACACCGAAGTTACTGTGAATGAATTTTCGCTTTCTAGCCTGTTAGCGGCTTCCACTGTAATCGTTTGTTGGTTAGAAGAGAATGACCCTATGCTATTTATTAGGTGTATTCTGTTGCCGACTAGAATTTCATCCCCTGCGGCTAGGAGACTGGATAAATCATACTCGGTGTCAAAAATATAATCTGTTCCGCTAAAGGAGTCAATAACAGCCTTGAGTGCGAAAAACTCGCTTAAATTTGCTGAATGAAGGCGATGACGAACTCTAAGCATGTCATCTTTTTTAATTTTGGAAGAAAGAATTCTTTGAGTATCAATGAGTTTTACTTCTGCATACCCGCCCTTAGCACCGATTGATTCAAAGACGCTAAAATCTGCTAAAGAAAAATTTGTGTTGGCCTTTTCCGGAGAGAAAGAGTAATGGGTGTATCTGTAGGGGCCAGTCAGTGCTAGCGTTGTAGCGTCTGTTTGGTCGTAAACATCATTGGCATCTCTTCTTGCGTTAAAGAAACATTTATCATAATCTGTAAAATCATTGGAAGGGAGCGTGAATCCTTCATTGGAGGTAATTGCATTTAGTGTGGGGTCATCTAAATCTCGTAGTTTATCCACAAGATTCGCTTTTATGCTGTATTTGCTATAGTCAATGATTCTTTTAGAAAAATCCGTAGTGGTAACGAAAGCGTTTCCAATATTTGGGGAAACTGTTGAAGAGTTTGAAGTGATATACTTGATAAAATATTTAGTTTCGTGGTTTAATTCATTTTTCTTATCTAGCCTATCTGTAAAAAAATAGAAAAGAGGTCTAGCGCAAATATAAGACTTATCATATCTGTAAGTTGAAGAACCGGAAGTAATATTTTCGGGTTTGATTCCAGCAGAAAGAGCCACAATAGAAGTCTCTGTTTTCAATGGCCCCCTAAAAACCATAAACTTTGCATTTTTAGGTATTTGCCTACCCAGTCTCGGTTCAAAATCAAATCTGTCGCCCAACACCTCATCTTGTTTTATTTCTGTAATTCTAGCAAAATGATGTTGGAGCAAATCATCCGA